ATTTATTAGTATGGGGACAGTAGCACATAACAAGCTTAAAAGCGTTTTAAGAGCAAAGATAGAAAACTATCTTAAAGAAAATAACATTCGTTTTACAAAAAAGACTCTCAACGAAAAGACGCAAGCAGAAATTAATGCTGAAAAAAAAGAAGTAGATCAACGTATCAAAACAAAGCAGGAGCAGATCAAAGCGCTGCAAGATCAGATAAAAGTTCTTCAGGGAATGCTTGGTAAGCTAAATTCTGAAAAAGCAGACGAAGTAGGAAAGTAAGATGAAGCCACAGCTACTTTGTACATTTACAACATTACAAGAACTGCCATCTTGCATTGCTAAGATTCACAAAACATATCAGGTGGACAGTGTCAGCAATATGAAGTGTTACCAATACGCTGAGTCTGCTAATAACGTCATTTGTGTGTATAACACTAGCACAAATACCGGACGAATGAGCGATACTATCACAATTAATCGTAAAAAAGAAACCGAAACCTTATACAGCATCAACGCACTAAACACATTGATCTGTGAACTAAATAACGGGGTCTTAGACAAAAGCTTTCGTGTAGATTGGTCTCAGTATAAAAATAAATTAATGTTATCCGATCGAAATGGATTATTTCGATTGATTGAAATAAAAGAGTTGCAATAACGGGTAAAAGAACGTATAGTTAGTCAATGGGTTAAGTCAGCAGTAGTACAGGAGCATAATTAAAACACTAGAAATAAAATAGCCTGCTCAATTACATACTCGATACTTAACTTGACAGTAAATAAAGTATAAACCTTAAAAACAAAAGCAAAATGGCATTAGACTTAAATGCACTAAAAGCGAAGCTGCAAGAGCTTCAATCAAGCGGTGGTAAGAAGAACTCAGACGTATTCTGGAAACCACCAGTAGGGAAATCCCAAATTCGAATTGTACCTTACGCGTACGACAAATCAAATCCTTTTCAAGAACTGTACTTCCACTACGAGATTGGCAAAAAAACAATGCTCTCTCCAGTTAGTTTTGGAAAGCCAGATCCAATTGTTGAGTTTTCTGAAAAACTTAAAAAGAGTGGTGATAAGGAGGATTGGAAACTAGGTCGTAAAATTGAACCAAAGTTCCGTTGCTATGTTCCAGTAATTGTTCGTGGCCAAGAATCCGAAGGTGTCAAGTTTTATGCGTTTGGTAAAAAAATCTACACAGAGTTACTTGGTGTTATTGCTGATCCAGATTACGGTGATATTACAGACCTAATGAATGGTCGCGATATTACAATCGAGTGCACAGCACCAGACAAAGATGGATCGTTTCCAACATATACTGTTCGTGTAAAACCAAATACAACTCCAGCAACAGAAGACAAAGAGGTAGCCAACAAAATTGTAAATGAGCAACCTGAGTTAGTTAAAATGTTTGGAGAACTGTCTTATGAAGAGATGAAAGAAGAATTGACAAAGTGGTTAAACCCAGACGACAATGCAGCAGATGGAACAACATCTAAGCCAGCAATTACGTCAGCTAAAACCGCAACAACCAACGACATCGAAGACGCATTTGGTGAGTTATTTAATTCATAAACAACATGGCAAAGGAAAAAGTTACACCCGATGAAATAGCGGGCAGAGATGAGCTTGCTCAGAAGTTAGCAGATGGTCTCAACAAGAAGTTTAAGGATTTCAAAGCTGTACATTTTTTAGGAGCTGAGGACACTCAGACGGATCTTAAAGAGTGGGTGTCAACAGGATCAACTACATTAGACCTTGCCATTTCAAATAGACCTAATGGGGGATTACCGGTAGGAAGGATTGCTGAGTTTACTGGACTTGAAGCTTCTGGTAAGTCCCTCATCATGGCTCACTTATTAGCCAACACACAGAAGAAGGGAGGAATAGCTGTTTACATTGACACAGAGAACGCTCTAAGCGAGGAGTTTTTGACAGCGGTTGGTGTCGATGTTAAGAACATGCTATACATACCACTCGAAACAATCGAAGACATATTTGAGTCAATTGAAAGCCTAATTACAAGTATTCGTAATACAAGCAAGGATCGATTGGTGACAATTGTTGTAGATTCTGTAGCAGCAGCAACTACCAAGATTGAGCAGGATGCTGACTATGATAAGGATGGATGGGCAACCTCTAAGGCGATTATCATGTCTAAAGCGCTTCGTAAAATTACAAACTTAATTGGTAAGGAGCGTGTCATACTAGCATTCACTAATCAGTTACGAGAAAAGCTAGGAGCAATGTTTGGCGATCCTTACACTACGAGTGGTGGAAAAGCTTTACCGTTCCATGCAAGCTGTCGTGTGAGACTGAAGTCAATTGGAAAGATCAAAGACAAAGAGGGTGAGATTATTGGTGTGCAGACTGAAGCACAGATTGTTAAAAATCGATTTGGTCCTCCATTCAAAAAAGCAACTTTCAACATCTACTTTGATTCAGGGATCGATGATTACTCAAGCTGGTTGGATGCGCTGAAAAAATACAAAGCGCTTAACCAAAGTGGTGCATGGTACGAAATCGTGATGGAGGATACGGGAGAGGTTGTTAAGTTTCAATCTAAAGATTGGCAAAGAATTTTACGAGAACGACAAGACGTAAAGGACTATTGCAGAGGTCTTTTAGAGAAGAACTCAATCTCAAGTTACAAACCGCAAGATGCTATTGATACAGACGACTTAGAGATCGATAGTAGCGAAATGCTAGATGCATGATTAAAAACAAATACGCTGCATTATTAAATCAGCTAAGGTTACGTGAGGAAACTCAATCAACAGATCGAGATGACAGAGTGCTAATAGTGGATGGATTAAACACATTCATTCGTGCATACTCTTCTAGTCCAGCTCTTAACGCTAATGGAGAACACGTCGGAGGCATCTCCGGCTTTCTCCTCAGCGTAGGGCATGCAATCAAAACAATAGATCCAACTAGAGTAGTAGTGGTGTTTGATGGTAAAAACGGATCAGCTAAACGTAGACAACTGTTTCCTGCATACAAATCAACTCGCAAAGTTAAGATACGTCTTAATAGAGCTGAGGTTGTTGACAAAGAAGACAATCAGCTGCAACAGCTAGTTCGATTGATTGACTACCTTGAGACACTACCGATCACAGTAATCACCTTAGATGAGTCTGAAGCAGATGACGTCATTGCTTATCTAGCTACCGAGTATCTAAACAAGCCGGAATCGCATACGTTTATAATGTCATCTGACAAAGACTTTTTACAGCTCGTTAATCCAACAACACACGTATGGAGTCCAACAAAAAAGAAGCTGTATTACGAAGATGATGTTTATAGTGAGTATGGTGTAATTCCTCAAAACTTTGCAGTGTTTAGAGCGCTCGACGGTGACTCGTCTGACAATATTCCAGGTGCACCAGGCTTAGCACCTAAGACAATTCTAAAGCGCTTTCCTAGGCTAGCAGAGCAGCGGGAGCTTAGCTTAGATGAGTTCTTTGAGTATGCTAGGCATCTAGCCACAGGTTCCAAAGTAAAGGTGTATAGTAGCGTTGCTTCTCATGAGGATGATATTCGTCTGTATCATAAGATCATGCAGCTACACGATAGCATGCTTAACGCTACAATTAAAATGCGAGCAACCAATCTAATGAACGAGCCAGTACAGAAGCTTGCTAAGTTTAAGTTTCATCAGCTTCTTGTAGAAGATGGCATGACCTCTGCAATCAAAAATCCAGAGATGTGGTTGCGAGAAGTAGCAACAAAAATTAACCAATTCACAGATTGAGTTGTTTCACACTGAAAAATAGAGTATAGTTACAGTATGGGTATTCAAGATACGTTTCAATTATATGGAGCTGGGTTTCAAACAAAGCTATTAGCAGTCCTACTAAAGGACAGGAGTTACGTACAACAGATACATGATATACTAGATGCTAAGTATTTTTCTTCAGAAGCAAACCAGTGGATTGCAAAAACCGTTGTCAAGTACTTTAATGAGTATAAGAACACACCTACCCTCGAAGTACTGAAGGTCGAGTTAGATCAAATCGATGATTCAGTATTAAAAACAACAATTGTTGATTCACTCAAAGATGTTGTGAAGCAAGCTGATGCTGAAGACTTGGATTACATCAAAGATCGTACTTTAGATTTTTGTAAGAATCAAAAGCTTAAAGCAGCAATACTATCATCTGTACAACTACTTCAGTTAGGCAAGTACGATGAGATTAAAGGGGAGATAGATGAGGCAATGAAAGCAGGATCTGACCGAAATATTGGACACGAGTATATTGATCAGATTGACGCTAGGTTTGAACAAAACACCAGACGAGTCACAGCCACACCATGGGATGTTGTTAATGCAATAATGGATGGTGGTTTAGGTAAGGGTGAGATGGGAGTGTTTGTAGCTCCAGCCGGGATTGGAAAATCAATGGCACTTGTTAATGCTGCAGCATCGTGTGTTAAGGCTGGATTCAACGTCAATTACTATACTCTAGAGCTTTCGGAAACATACGTCGGAGGTCGTTTTGATAGCTTCTTTACTGGCATACCAACACAAGATCTCAAATACCATAGAGAAGAAGTAGAAGAGGCGGTTCGTAAGCTTACTGGGAATCTAGTGATCAAGTACTATCCAACGAAAACAGCTAGTGTAAACACAATTGCTGCTCACATAGACAAGTGCATCATGCAAGGCACTGCACCTGATATTGTGTTTATTGACTATGCTGATTTGCTTAGAGACTCCGGAGGAGGAAACAGAAACATACGTCACGATCAAGTCTTAGGAGGAATATACGAAGACTTACGAGGATTGGCGGGCCAATACCAAGTACCACTATGGACTGCTAGTCAGGCCAACAGAAGTGCTGCTGACCAAGAG